GCAAACCAAGGGAAAGAAATATTGTCGGTTAGAGCTAAGTTTCTACAAACTTCATTTGTTGGTGGAATGTAGATCTGTGTGTTATTTACAGTGTCTCTCACCAAGATCCAAGGATAATAGGTAGCCGTGTAATTAGAATCAATACCCGTATTATCCAAGTTATCGACAGCTTCTGTTGGGTAAATAAAGTTATCATTACTTGTAGGTAAGAAAACATTACAGTCAGGGGTAGTAACAATATAAATTGAGTCTGCTCTTTGATATGTGACCATAGAAATCGCATCTTCAACAAGATTGGAATTGTTGACGTAATCAATACCTGGGGTTGCAAATACATTAATATTTGTAGATTCAGGATTATTGAAAGTACTAATACCTAACAAGTATGCATAGTAGTCGGTATTTGTGTAGTCTGTGAAGTTAGATACACTAATTGGTTTGAAAGCTCCCCAACCAGTAGCATTCGGATATCTTGTAGATGAACATGCACCTCTTTGGTATCCAGCACCACCTAAAATAAATGAGTCACCGTTTGTACGATATTCCCTATAAATGTCCCAACCATCGAAACCCTTTTGTACCAAGAATGTAAACTTACGTGCTTGAATTTGATAGTATGGGTTTTCTGAAGTTTCTGGATCAGATTGGAATGACGCATCACCACATTGGAAAGCTGGTGTACCTGAAGTAGGGCCTACAGCAATCTGAACTACCGTTGCACCAGAATCCATATGGAAACCTTGTGTAATATAATCCCAAGGTTCAGCAGCTTCGGAATCACAAATACTTACAGGATACTGAGCACCTTTGTATTGATAAAAATCAACATCATATCCAATTTGGCTTGAAATACCCAAGAAAGTTGTTCTTACTTTGTCACCAGAACTTTGTACCGCATTTGACATACCACGAGATGAAACAGGACCTGTTGTCGTTCCAAATGGGGGGTTATAAATAACTTCACCGGGGAAATAATAAGCAGTTTTATAGATTGGGAACGGTGGAAGACTATTTGGATATTCTCTCATAACATAACCCTCGAAACCACAAGGAAGAGAATCGATAGGTGCATCTAAATCTAACTCCAACATAATGTATTTGGAATTCAAAGCATACTCACCATCAGACGTACCAATCTTCACACCAACGTAGTTGTTAGAAGCTGGATCCATATTACAACTTGTGAATTTCTCCAAGTAAACTGGATTTGTGTCGGTGTCGAAGAAATCACGAACACCTAAATCAAATGTTAAATTGCTGAAAGAAATATTCTGAATAGAAACCTTGATTTGAGTATTGGCAGCATCACCATCTGAAATCGTAAAGACTTTGAACAAACGTTCGACAGTACTACCACGAAGTTGTGAAACAACCCAAGGAGATTCGGCAGCTCTATATCTTTCTAAGTAATTAGCAATCGAACCAGTTGTTGGTGAATATCTCAAACCTGGGGTTGCGATTATATCGGTTTTAATACCTCTGATAAAACCTTTGTTGTAACCGTATGTAAGTAAGGTTGGATAAACTTCTTCAACAAACAAAGGAACTTCGGTTCTACTTTTGCCAAAGTTTGTTCTTCCTAAAACAGCAGGTAAGTAATTTTGATCGGTCTGTGATAAAGAAACAACAAATTGGAAATTTTCAGGAGAATTTGCACCATCGGTAATACCTGAAATTGCAAAACGAGAAAACGGATTCTCAGTCACAGCTGAGTAAGAACCAGTAGTATTAAGTGTAACACTTGTCAACCCTGTGACTTGATATCTTGGACCTGTACCACCAGAACCGTAGTTAGAAATACCTCTAGAACGAAGGGTTGCTACTACAACATTATTATAGTCTAGATAAGAAATACCAGAAAAATTAAAAACAGTACCAGATATAGTTCCATTGTACACTCCAGCACCAGAATCAATTAGACTACTCACAACACTCACAAATGAGTAACCAGTGTAGTTTCCGTTTGAACTTTCATTGAAATTCGAATAATACCAAGCATCATTATCTGGAGATGTATATTCGGCTTGAGAGTTGGTTAATCCTGAACAACCAAAAACATTGGTCTGGGCTGTATACGAACCCAAAGAACTATAAGCAGCGTCAGATATCGTACCAAAATAGTATATCGAGGAACCACTAGTAGTACCACTTGCGTTTACAATCGCAGAGACTTGAGCGGATAATTGAGAATTAAAGGAAGACGAATTCCCATTCAACAAAGTAAAAGGATTATTCAAGTTTGTACCTACTAGAGTTGTACCAACAGGTGTAAGGGTTACAGTACCACCAGTAGTCGCCACAAAGTTGACAGTATAGGTAGAAGAAGACCCATTGAGGCCAACTGTAGTCCCATCCACATTAGCTTGTATTGACAACGACCAACCTGGACCAGCATCGTATCCAGAAAGACCCAAGACACGAGTCACAAACAACTGATTGGATTGTTGTAAATAAGACTTTGCAATATATGCTAATTCATACTTTGGGATTTGTGTATTTACAAATTTCTCGGGAATTGTTCCACCGAAGAAAGCTTCGAATTCATCGTAATTAGTTATGAAGATAGGTTCGAAAGCAGGACCTATTAAAGTCTCACCGACCAAACCCAATGTTGTAACACCAACACTTTGTGCTACAAAAGTTAGATCCCTTTCAGAAGTGTAAACGCCGGGGGAAACGAATATTTTATTGGTAGTTGCCATACTATGTATTTTTTTTTAGGTTTTATTGATATAAATATTATCTTAATCGATAAAGTATTTTTTTTTATAAAAACTTATTTATATTAGTAAGTAAAAATTATCTTTTTTTATCTTTTATGAAAAAAACAACCAAAAACATTAAAATTTCAATTGATTCACACATCAAACTAAAAAAATTCTGTGATGATAATGGAATAAAAATCTATAAGTTTTTGGAAAAACTCATCGAACAAAATTGTACCAAGAAAAAAGATATCTATGGTGAAGATTAATTTTTTATACATCGAACACAAAGACCTGAATTATATGTTGCTTGGGCTTGTCCAAAAACTTGACCCTCTAGATACCAATAGTCGGAGAAAGATCCACCACTTTCATTTGGAGTCCACCACCAAGCTCCATTGAAAGGTCCTGGATCACAGAGAGGGAAAAACTCATCACCAAAAATACACCCACTTGGATATGCTGAGAATCTAGAAGAATTTGTTGGTGTTGGTTCATCACCGATTAGTACCCACCCACCATTTACTACTTTAATTGTTTGTGACATACCTGTGTAATAACCCGAAACACCGGGAATTTCAGATCCTCCAACATATGTAATCATAGTTATCCAATCTGTATTATTAGCCACCCTATAACCCACAGGACAAATCCCACGGATATCGGAGACGGCATAAAAATTGTATAACTTTCCAGATGTTGCATTGAGTGAAGAGTCATTATTATAATATGTCCAAGTACCATCGGAAGTTGAACAATATTCAGGAATACCACCTATTTGTCGATATTGTATACTATCACCATTATTGTATTTTGTCACTCTGAGGTTACTTCCTAACCAAATTTGTGAACCAATTATTATTTGTTCATATGTATTACCATCAATATCTGTCACTAGAGGTATGGTTTGTGTTGGTGTATGTGTTGGTGTTTGTGTATTAGTTGGTGTATTTGTAGGTGTTTGAGTTGGAGTTCCAGTTGGTGTTTGAGAATTGGAAGGTGTCTGAGAAGGTGTCTGAGATGGTGTCGAACTTAAAAATTGAGTCTGAGTTACGGAAGGAGTATACGTGATAGAAGGTGTAATTGATGGGGTTGGGGTTGGGGTTAAATTTGGTATATGAACAAATACGTTGTTGAATGAGGGGCATATCGTACCACAAAGACCGACTTGGTTTATTGTGTATGTATCTGCTACAACTATTGTGTATGCAACTGCACAAAAATTTGTTGTTTGACCCTGACTTAATGTAATTGACTGAACTGTTATTTGTTGAGTACACGCTGAATATATGAGTAATAGAGGTTGTGGTGAAGATGATGTGTTATTTATTTGATATTCATAACAATTCATTTCCATCGAATCACACCCCACAAAACTTGGGGTTGGTGTTGTGGTCAGAGTTGGGGTGACCGAAGGTGTTGGAGTATTTGTTATTGATGGACTTGGAGAAACAGAAGGTGTTACAGTTGGTGTATGTGTATTTGATGGTGTGATTGAAGGTGTTATTGTGTTTGTTGGAGTAATCGATGGTGTTGGTAAATCAAAAGTTAAATTCTGGGGTGAACCTAGGAAGGATACTCCATACGTTATGGTAGAGGTTGGGTCGGCATTTTCTTGAGTAATTTCGAATCGTAACTGGTCGCCAGTACTCACCTCAAAATTAACAACATTTGTCCCATAATAGTCAAACTCTGTACTGGTACTTAACCTTATAAACAAATCATATGTACTCACATTTTGAGTCGATAAAATTGTAAAAGTACCCGTATAATCAACACTGATTGTCCTTACAACTGGAGAATTTCTTACGGCCTGAACTGTAAGATCAAAAACACCTTCATTTATAGGGAATCTTTTTCTCTTACGATTTATAGGTTTCATATTGGTCTCAAAAACATTGAGAACTCTAGAAACCGCAGGAGCTACTTCAAACTTATCTTGATCTAATAGAAATCCTAAAAGAGTAAAATCATAATTTTGAATGTAAAATCTTCTTTTATCAACCTGTGTGACAGATTCATCACTTATGTTTGTGTTTACAATTGGAATAAAGTGTCCATTAACTTTAGTGTACGCTTGACGTGATGCAAATGTCTGAAGAACGTTTTTGTTGAACTCGTTGAGTTCTCTCATTCGATTACAAACAATTTTTACACTAAACGATATATCAACAGGTACTGGTTGTGGTATTTTATAGATATCGAGTCCCTTTACATTACCATTCCAAGTAGGAACAGCGGCGTAGAAAAACTCCTTTTGATTTGGTATGTTATACAAAGTTGCAGGATTTGTACCATATTTTACTTCAGGAACTCTTACCACTGTGATGAATGGGGGCTCTGTATTCCCATTCAAATCTTGAAAAGACCAAGTTTGGGTAAATTGTGCCCAGTTTTGTGTTGTTATAAGAATGTCAACTGTTGGAATTACTTTCCCATCAACAACCGTTTTAAGTTCATTTTTAACAAAATCTAAAAAACCACCATCCAAATCAGCATGTAATATTGATTTAGGAAGGTAAGTACCGTCCCTATTAATTTTTTCCAATAACTCATATCTTCTTGGTAATAAAGTTACTTCCTCGGTTAATGGAATATGTTTTTTAATATTATTTTTCTTTGGTAAAGCCATTTGTTATTTATAACCCTCTAAATTCATTATTAGTAACAGGTGATGCACCAATACTACGATAGAATGGTTTGTAACCGCCATAAGTATGTTTGTTATCTGAAACAATCCTACCGTCATTATTAACCGTGTAGTATCTTACTACATCTTCAGTTTCGTAATACGCAATATAATCACCATATTCAATATCAATATCAAGTTCATCTAAATGTTTTTGATAAACAGCAATCCTTGCATTACCAGGTTCTAACTGATTAATTTTACTTGTACCAAGGAATTTGTTTTCAGGTGCAACGATTTGTAAAAACGCTTTAAACTCAACAGGAGGTAAAAATTTGATTCCATCTTCTTGAGCTTCACCATATACATCATCAAC